CTCAGGCGTAGTTGGTGGTGGAGGATCTGCAGGAGCATTGCACGGCATCACTAATTTTCACATGGAAAGCGCACCAACAAATCATTTCTTTTTAGAGTATATTGCTCGTCCTCAGACTGCTGAGATATTTTTTGAGGATGTATTAATGGCTTGTTTTTTCTATGGAATGCCTATACTTGTAGAGAACAACAAACAGCGATTATTGTACCACTTTAAGAACAGAGGATACCGTCCATTTTCAATGAACAGGCCTGACAAGCATACGTCTAAACTATCAAAGACAGAGCTTGAATTAGGAGGTATTCCCAACTCCAGTGAGGACGTAAAACACGCGCATGCCAATAGTATCAACACATACATCGAAGAGTATGTTGGTATTGATGCTGAAGGAAACTACAGAGAGAAAGAGTCTATGGGTGACATGTATTTTACGAGAACATTAAATGATTGGGCCCGATTTGATATTAATAACCGAACTAAACACGATGCCTCGATTAGTTCAGGATTGGCATTAATGGCATCAAGAAGACACCTATTTATACCTGTTAAACAGGAATCTAAAATAAGTGTTAAATTTGTAAGATATAAGAATACTGGCATAAGAAGCGAAATTATCGAATAATGGATAAACCATCAGTTGTTATCTCCTCATTACCCTTTCCGGACCAAATGGCGCCAGATGAAGTCAAGGCGACATATGAGTACGGATTAAAGGTAGGAAAAGCCATCGAAGGGGAGTGGTTTAAGAGGAAGTCTAATTCAAGCAGATTTTATCAGCAGTGGGGTGAATTCCACCGCCTGAGACTATATGCTCGTGGAGAACAGCCTGTACAGAAGTACAAGGACGAGATCGCTGTTAATGGCGACATATCAATGCTTAACTTGGATTGGACTCCTGTTCCAATCATCCCTAAGTTTGTTGACGTTGTTGTCAACGGCATGATAGACAGGCCATACACCATTAAGGCTGAGGCTCAAGACGTTTTGTCCGCTGAGAAAAAGAACGTGTTCCAGGATATGATCGAGGCTGACATGGTAGCCAAAGACTTCTTAACGATGACCAAGGAGACACTTGGCATTGACGCGTTCAATGTAAATCCAGATGAGCTGCCTGCAAATGACCAGGAGCTTTCTCTATACATGCAGATGAACTACAAGCCATCTATTGAGATCGCTGAAGAGATTGCCATCAACACACTTCTTAAAATGAATGACTATGAGGATGTGTTGAGAGATTACTACTATGACGTGGCTACATTAGGAGTTGGTGTTGCAAAACACGAGTTCCTTATCAACGATGGCGTTAAGGTTGAGTATGTAGATCCAGCGAACTGGATCCATAGCTATACTGAAAAGAATGACTTCTCTGATTGTTTTTACTTTGGAGAGGTTAAGCAGGTTCACTACACCGAGCTGCTTAAAATGAATCCAAACCTTACTGACGAAGAACTTACTGAGATTAAGAATGCAGGCTCAGCTTGGTATGACTACTTCCCGGTAGTCCGTAACTACCAAGACGATGCATTCTTAAATGAGGTTGTGACGCTTTTATACTTTAACTACAAGACTCACAAGAAGTTTGTTTGGAAAAAGAAATTACTTGAGAACGGAGGAGAGCGAGTGATCCGTAAGGATGACAACTTTAACCCACCACCAAACGAAATGTTTGAGGTAGTTGAAGCCGTTCGCGACGTTTGGTATGAAGGTGTGTTGGTCGGTGGATCAAACATCATCATTAAGTGGGAGATGATGAAGAACATGGTACGTCCTAAGTCTGCATCACAGAAAGCACTTCCAAACTACATTGCTTACGCTCCACGTTACTATAAAGGAAATATTGAGTCACTCGTTCGTCGAATGATTCCATTTGCCGATCAGATCCAATTGACTCACTTGAAGCTACAGCAAGTTATGGCTCGCGTAGTTCCTGATGGTGTGTTCATTGATGCTGATGGTATTAATGAGGTAGACCTTGGAACAGGTGCTGCATACAATCCTGAGGATGCGCTCAATCTATACTTCCAAACGGGTAGTGTGATTGGACGTAGCTATACACAAGACGGTGAGTTTAACAACGCGCGTATTCCAATCCAAGAGCTTAACTCAAACAGTGGTCAAGCTAAGATGGCTGCCCTTATCGGCAACTACAACCACTACTTAAATATGATCCGCGACGTGACGGGTGTAAACGAGGTGCGTGATGCATCTACACCACACCCAGACGCATTGGTTGGTGTTCAGAAGCTTGCAGCGCTAAACTCAAACACAGCTACTCGACACATCTTAGACGCTGGTCTTAATGTCACTAAGAGAGTTGCTGAGTGCTTGTCTATTCGTGTTGCTGACATACTTGAGTATGCTGACTTCGCTGAGGAGTTTGCTATGCAGATTGGCAAGTACAACATGGCGATACTTGAGGACGTTAAGGATCTTTACCTACACGACTTTGGTATTTTTATTGAGATTGCCCCAGACGAAGAACAGAAGGCACAGCTCGAGCAGAACATTCAGATGGCATTGCAACAGCAGACAATTGACCTAGAGGATGCAATTGACATCCGCATGATCAACAACATTAAGCTTGCCAACGAAATGCTTAAGATGAAACGTCGTAAGCGTATGGAGCAGACGCAAAAAGATAAGGAGATGGAGTTCCAAATGCAAATGCAGACAAACATCCAATCCGCTCAAGCAGCTGCTGAGGCTAAGGCGCAGGTCATCCAATTGGAAGGCCAAACAAAAGCTCAGATCAAGCAGATGGAAGTTCAAGGTGACATTCAGAAGATGCAGGCAGAGGCAGAGCTCAAAAAAGAGCTGATGGCTATTGAGTTCCAATACAACATGCAGTTAAACGGAATGCAGATGCAGACATTAAAAGATCGTGAAACTGAGAAGGAGAAGGCGAAAGATAAGCGAGTCGACCTACAGGCCACTCGTCAGTCTGAGCTAATTAACCAACGACAAAATAACCTACCACCTCAAAACTTTGAGAGTACAGAGGATAGCCTTGATGGCTTTGACTTAGAGTCATTCGGGCCTAAATAAATAATTATTAACTTTGTCAAAATTAAATTAAATGGAAAATGAATTCAAAGTAAGAGCTGTAGAATTCGAAGAGAAATCTATGGCTGAAAAAGAAGCTGAGCTTCTTGAAGGATTAGAAGATCACTCTGGTGATAATGATACAGTCAAGGTAGACTTGACGGATCAGCCGCCAGTTGAGACAGTAATAGAAAATCAACCACAAGAGGTTGACTTAGATGATAACAAAGTTCTTTCATATCTAGGGAAAAGATGGAACAAAGAGATCACATCTTTGGATGAGTTAGTTGAGCAGCGAACACAAGCTGAAGAACTACCTGAAGATGTCTCTGCGTTTCTAAAGTATAAGAAAGATACCGGGCGTGGTATTGAAGACTTCATGAAGTTGAATGTCGACTACAGCGCCATGGATGAAGATTCTTTGCTTTACCAATACCACAAAGAACAGAACCCTGAGCTTGATGCTGATGAGGTTAAGTTCGAGCTTGAGTCTAAGTATTCATATGATGAAGACTTTGATGATGAAAAGCACATTAAAAAGGTAAAGCTAGAACGTAAAAAAGAGCTGACTAAGGCTCGTGACTACTTTAATAAACTAAAAGAACAATACAAGGCGCCGCTTGAGTCAAGGGATGCCTTTGTTCCGGCAGAAGAAAAAGAAGCTTACGAATCTTACAAGCAATATAAACAAGCCGCAACTAGCGAGCAAGAGGAACAAACGAAGCGGTCTCAGTATTTTGCTGACAAGACGAGTGAGTTGTTTTCTGATAAGTTTGAAGGTTTCAAATTTGCAATTGACGAAAACAAGGCGCTTACCTATAAGCCAGCAGAAGCTAAGTCACTTCTCGAGGAGCAGTCTTCACTAAAGAATTTTGTAAATAAGTTCCTAAACGAAGAGGGTTACTTAAAGGATGCTGAGTTATTCCATCGAGCAATAGCGATTGCTTCGAACCCTGATAAGTTTGCGAAGTTCTTCTATGAGAAGGGAATGGCAGACACAGTTGATACAGTCTCCAAGGAGTCAAAGAATATCGACATGGTGCGCCAATCTACTCAGGTGACTAAGAAAACTGAAGGTGGTTTCCAGGTAAGAGCTGTAGAACCTAGTTACGGTAACAGATTAGTTATTAAACAAAAACCTAAAAACTAGAAAAAATGGCTGGTACATTAGCTGCATCTCCGGGTCCATTATTGACCCCGAGCTCTGTAAAGGCAACATTGCCTACAAACTACATCACAAATTTCGATTTCTTGAACCAGTATCTTCCTGATACTTATGAGCAAGAATTCGAGCGCTATGGTAACCGTTCAATCGCATCTTTCTTGCGTATGGTTGGTGCCGAGCTTCCTACTAACTCTGACCTCATCAAATGGGCAGAACAAGGTCGTCTTCACACAAAGTACACTAACGTTGTACCTTCTTCAGCGTCTGGTACTGATACGGCTACATTTACAATGGCGACTACTTCGCCTGTTACTGTATGTAACTTCCGTGTAAACCAAACTGTATTCTTGTCTTCTCAGACAATTGCTGCTAACTCAGCTAAAGCTGTTATTAGTGCAGTTGCTGCTGATGGTTCAACTTTTACAGTTAAGTTCTACAACGCTTCAGGTTCACCTTTTACTCAAACTACTGAGCTTGTAACTGCATTTGTTTACGGATCTGAATTCGGTAAAGGAACTGAAGGTATGCTTGGTTCTAACGAAGCTCAAGATTTATTCTTCGACAACAAGCCAATCATCATCAAGGATAAATACCAAGTATCTGGTTCTGACATGGCTCAAGTTGGTTGGGTTGAAGTGACTACTGAGAATGGTGCTACTGGTTACTACTGGTACATGAAGTCTGAGCACGAAACTCGTTTACGTTACGAAGACTATCTTGAAATGTCAATGGTAGAGGGTGTTAGAGCTGAAGCTGGTTCTGATGCATTGGCTTACCTTTCTCCATCTACAGCTGCTGCTCCAGGTTCTGGTCCAGGTACAACTGCTGCTGGTACTCAAGGTATGTTTGCTGCTATTGAAGCTCGTGGTAACATCTGGGCAGGTGGTAACCCATCTTCTTTAGGTGACTTCGATACAATCGTACAACGTCTTGACAAGCAAGGTGCTATCGCTGAGAACGTATTGTTCTTGAACCGTCAGTTCTCTTTCGACATCGACGATATGTTGGCTGCTCAGAACTCTTACGGTGCTGGTGGTACTTCTTACGGTTTGTTTGACAACAGCGAAGAAATGGCCCTTAACCTTGGTTTCTCTGGTTTCCGTCGTGGTTATGAGTTCTATAAGACAGATTGGAAATACCTTAACGACGCAACTCTTCGTGGTGGTATCGTTGGTGGTGCTATCAATGGTGTCTTGGTTCCTGCTGGTACAATGAGCGTTTACGATCAAGTACTTGGTAAGAATGCAAAACGTCCATTCCTTCACGTTCGTTACCGTGCTTCTGAAGCTGAAAACCGTCGTTACAAAACTTGGATGACTGGTTCTGCCGGTGGTGCACAGACTAGCGACTTGGATGCTATGGAGGTCAACTTCTTGTCAGAGCGTGCGCTTTGTACATTAGGTGCTAACAACTTCTTCATCTTCAAAGGATAAGAAGACCAATAATACGAGAGGGGTTACGGCCCCTCTCTATTTTTTTAATAATTCAAATTATATCAAATGAACAGAGTAAAACTAGAGCCTAAGGATAGGACTTATTTATTGAAATTGCAAGAAGCTCCACTGAGCTATTATATTGCACACAAAGACACACCTCGCAAGCGTTTGCTTTATTACGATGAAGAAACCAACGCAAACCACCCATTGAGATACGCGAGAAACTCAAGAAGCCCATTTCAAGACGATCAAGATGCCAACGTAATTGTTGAGCCAATTGTATTTGAAGATGGTGTTTTAATTGTTCCAAAAAGCAACCCAGTATTACAAGAATTCTTATATTACCACCCAGGTAATGGTACTGAATTTTACGAGTTTGATGCTGAGCGTGATGCACAAGAAGACGTACAAGAGTTATTCTCTGAGATCGACGCATTATTACTTGCG